TTCTCAGGTGGATATTGCTCAGGTAAGCTCTCCGTTTCAATATCGATGCCAAGTGTTTAAAGCTGTTGCTACTACTGCAAAAACTGGTATAACTGTTACAATAGACAGTGGTGCGAGTGGTGATGGATACGACGTTTGCGGTTTTGAGGTATATAACGGTGGAAACCCATTCTACCTAGTTCAAACCGCGAGGTATAACGGAGTTGCAACAGAGCCAACAACTGTCGGCACGTTGGCTGATGCAGTAGTCAATGGGCATACTGCTTTGACGTTCTTCGGTTTGAACGAAAACAGTACTGCTTCTCATGCTTCTATAGCTATTTCTGGGTGGACTCCAGTATCTGTTAACAGTTGGACTCCGGCAGCGAACTATTGGTTCGGTATTAACGTATTTTCTAAAACAGATTTCACTGGCACTTCAGTAACTGTTACTGAATGGGCAACTTCGCCTTCGTGGGGAATGGGCATACTTGCAGAACTTGCTGAAGGAACAGCACCCGCATTTCCAACTGTTGAAGCAACTGCTGAAACTGCAGTGTCTACCGCTGGTACATCACATGTAATCAACCTTCCGACAGGGTTTACTGGTGCAGCAGGTGAAATTGCTGTCATCATTTTGGACAAGGGGTCTACGTCAGCTTCGTTTAACTCTCTTACTGGATGGACAGAAGTTGTTGACGAGGCCTCGGCGAATGGTATTACTGTGTGGGTTCGTGATACGGATGGGACTGAAGGTTCTACTGTTACGTTCACATCCTCGGCTAATACTCGGTCTGCATCAATTGCTTTCAGAATTAGCGGTGCTCTTGCCCCTGGAACTCAGCTACCAGAGTTGTCAACAGTTGCTACTGGAACATCAACGGCTCCGAATGCTACCACATGTACTCCTACCGGCGGATCAAAGAATTATCTGTGGATTTCATTCTTTGGCTCTGCTGGTGAGGAAGCAGATGATGATACTTGGGTGAATACTCCTTCTCCAACGGGATATTTGCCAGATCCTCCGTTGCAAAAGGCTTGTGGAACTGTTGGTACAAACCTTGGTGGACTTATTGGTGCAGCTTATAGGAAGAGAACTGCCGCTTCTGAGGATGCTGGCGCGTTCAGCATTGACGTTTCAGCCGCTTGGCGCGCTTACACTCTTGCTATTCACCCTGCTGCTACTGGCCCGAACCAAGGCGATGCAACAGGAACTATCGGGTGGGTCGGTTCGGCAACTGGTAAAAAGTTCCCAGCAGGATCTTCTACTGGAACTATCGGATGGGTTGGATCCTCAACTGGTAAGAAATTCCCAGCAGGAGCTTCAACAGGTGCTATATCTTGGGTTGGCGTCGTTATTGGTGGCAATCTTGGCGTAGTTATTGGATCTATTGCCTGGGTTGGGTCTGCAACAGGAACAAGAACACCACAAGGTGCTGGTAACGGTGCTATATCTTTGGCTGGATCGGCAACTGGAGTAGAAGCACCACAAGGTGCTGGTAACGGTGCTATATCTTGGGTTGGATCGACAACAGGAAAGAACTTCCCAGCAGGAGCTTCAGCAGGTGCTATATCTTGGGTTGGATCTACAACTGGCAAACGAGTTCCAGCAGGAGCTGCAAGTGGAGCTATATCTTGGGCAGGCATCACTGTAGGTGGAAATCTCGGCGTGGTTGTTGGTTCAATTCAGTGGATTGGGTCTGCAACAGGAATCTCAATTAGTGCTGGTTCTCTTATTGGAACATTGTCTTGGACAGGCGCAGTTACAGGTGAAGCACCGAGTGTTGCTGTTCAAGATGGAGCAGCTTTTGGTTCACTTGGATGGGCGGGCTCAGCTTCAGGAGTAAGGCATCCTGTAGGATCTTCATCTGGTGCGATTACTTGGTCTGGTGTCGCAGTTGGTGGAAATCTTGGCGTAGTTATTGGATCTATTGCCTGGGTTGGGTCTGCAATTGGTGAAACTCCACTTGTTGGATTTAATGATGGTCAAGGTAATGGGTTTATAAACTGGGTTGGTGCAGTTTCTGGCGTTCGAACACCTAAGGGTTTGAGCTCTGGGGATATTTCTTGGGTTGGAGTTGCTGTAGGCGCCGATATTGGCGTAGCTATTGGATCAATTCAGTGGGTTGGTGTTGCTGATGGTTTAGCATCCCGTAAGGGAGCAGTAATCGGACAACTATCATTGGATGGCTCAGTTATCGGTGATTCTCTGTTTGGCGGAATTGCTGTTGGAGCAATTATTTGGACTGGAGTTGTCCTAGCTGTTGTCGCATTTGATCCATTGATTTTCTTGTCTTCACCAGTTGCTGTTGGAAGAAAACGAGGAATCATTTACGGTCATAAGAATGAAGTTGTTGTTGGGGCAAAGTCCCGAGTTGTAAAAGGAAAGGACAGAGAATGAGCGTTACATTTATTCGTCGCGCTGACGTGACAGATCCAGACGATCTTCTCGCCTGGCCAAATACTGATGGTACTCTTCGTGATCTTACTGAGGCAACGCTTATTCTTGAGATCATCGACCCGACTACAAATGTCATCGAATACACCAAGACAACAGGCGTTATTGGAGATGACGGAACGAATCCGTCAAATGTGGCAATCGCATGGACTTCAGGAGAAATGACACCATTAGCTGGTCCAAAGCGTTGGAAGGGGCGACTCCTTTCTAATTCTGGTAGCGAAAGAGCAGAATTTGTGTTGGATAATCTCAACACTCTTCCAGTATGGGTTTTCCAACCTGTCCCGACCGATTCACCATGAACAAGAAAAGGAGGTGAAACATGAGCGATAGCATTCTAGATAGCACAAAACAAATCCTTGGCTTGGGCGAAACGTATACGCCCTTTGATTTCGATATTACTACGTTTATCAACTCAGCATTTACAATTGTGAATCAGCTAGGAGTTGGTCCTGACGATGGGTTCTTTATCGAAGATAATGTAGCTACGTGGGATGATCTTGAGATTCCAAATAATCAGAGAATGCTCGTTCGGACATACATCTTCCTGAAAGTTCGCATGTTGTTTGATCCACCTACGACGTCATATCTCATCGAGTCAATGAATAAGCAAATCTCAGAACTCGAGTGGAGACTTAGCGCATTTCGGGAAGTCGCTCGTACAATCGAGCTAGCAGAAGAAGCTTTGGAGGAAGTAGTATGAGCAACATTGATATTGGACGAGATTTCCTTGAGCATCTGGATTTTAGCACGGCTAAAAGAGCGGCGCTCGCTTCGAAGGGCCAAGCTTTGCCGGGTGGTGGATTTCCCATTCGAAATGTCGCAGATCTCAAACGAGCCATTCAAGCTTATGGTCGCGCCAAAAACAAGGCCGCGGCTAAAGCTTGGATCATCAAGAGGGCTAAGGCTCTTGATGCAGTCGATATTCTTCCTGAGGGATGGGTTACCACTGAGACGCAGCAGTCCAACTTCATCAGTGAGTTTCTATCACATCACGGCGTCAAGGGCCAAAAATGGGGCCGACGCCGTTCTCGAAAGCAGTTAGCTGCTGCAGCAAAAGGTAAGTCTGTTAAAGATTTGTCTGATCAAGAGCTCCAATCTGCTGTGTCTCGGATGAATTTAGAGCAACAGTATTCACGACTTTCTAGTGGACGAAATCGAAGTATTGTTGGCGTTGGTTCTGCTTTTGTTGGGTCTATTGCTGTTGGTGTTCTTCGGAATCAGATCCAAGGTGAGGCCAATCGACGAATCGGATCAGCTTTGGCGGCTCGAGCAGCAAGAGCTGCGGCAGCGAAGGCGGCAGGAAAGTAGTAGGAAAGGAGGTCGCCTAATGTCTTTATCAAACACAGCGACCCCCGAATACTACGGGAAGTTCAGAGAAGCCGTTCTTCGTGGTGAGATAGTTGTCAATCAGGAGATCTCACAAGAGATGAACCGAATTGATGATTTAATTGCTAATCCAAACATTTATTACGATGATCTGGCTATGAATGGCTTCGTTAAATACTGTGAAAATGAATTAACACTAACTGATGGCAGTGATCTTCATCTGCTTGATACATTCAAGCTGTGGGCGGAACAAGTTTTCTGTTGGTACTTCTTTGTTGAACGTAGTGTGTGGGAACCAGGGCCCGATGGCGGCGGGCACTTTGTCACGAAGATCATTAAGAAGAGACTTACACAGAAGCAATACTTGATCGTTGCTCGAGGCGCTGCCAAATCGATGTATGCCTTCTGTATCCAAGCTTTCTTCCTCAATGTTCGAACAGAGACGACTCATCAGATCACTACTGCTCCGACCATGAAGCAAGCCGAAGAGGTGATGTCACCCTTCCGAACCGCTGTTACCAGGGCAAGAGGCCCTCTATTCCGTTTCCTTACTGAGGGATCTTTGCAGAACACTACTGGGTCTCGGGCCAATCGAGTCAAGCTTGCTTCAACAAAGAAGGGGATTGAGAACTTTCTCACTGGTTCTCTTCTTGAAGTACGACCGATGTCTATCAATAAGCTGCAGGGTCTTCGCCCGGCCTGTTCTACTGTTGATGAATGGTTGTCTGGAGACATCAGAGAGGATGTTGTTGGAGCAATTGAACAGGGTGCTTCGAAGATGGAAGACTATTTGATCATTGCTATTAGTTCCGAAGGAACAGTCCGGAATGGTTCCGGCGATACAATCAAAATGGAACTCAATAGCATTCTTCGTGGGGAGTATCAAGCACCTCATGTATCGATTTGGCACTACAAACTAGACGCGCTTGAAGAAATTAATGATCCAGCCATGTGGATTAAGGCAAATCCAAATCTTGGGCGAACTGTGACGTACGATACTTATCATTTGGAAGTTGAAAGAGCTGAAAAAGCTCCGGCATCTCGCAATGATATCTTGGCAAAGCGTTTTGGTATTCCAATGGAGGGTTACACTTACTTCTTTACGTATGAACAAACACTTGTGCACCCGCATAAGGAGTTTTGGGGAATGCCGTGCGCACTAGGCGCTGACCTTTCACAAGGCGACGACTTCTGTGCTTTCACCTTTATGTTTCCCTTTCAGAATTACTCATTTGGGATAAAGACTCGAAGTTACATCACTTCTTTGACGTTAATGAAGCTCCCTGGAGCTATGCGAATGAAGTACGAAGAGTTTATTCGAGAGGGAAGTCTTCACGTTTTGGACGGAACTGTCTTGGACATGACAGAAGTCTACGATGATATGGATGCGTTCATCCTTGCTAATGAATACGATGTTCGATGCTTCGGTTTCGATCCATATAACGCAAAAGAGTTCGTCACAAGATGGGAAGCGGAGAACGGTCCTTTCGGAGTCGAGAAAGTAATCCAGGGTGCTCGCACTGAATCCGTTCCACTTGGAGAATTGCGAATTTTGGCGGAGGAAAGAAAATTGATCTTCGATCAAGAGTTGATGTCGTTCGCTATGGGCAATGCTGTTACTCTGGAAGATACTAATGGAAACCGAAAACTGCTCAAGAAAAGAGCCGAAGAAAAGATCGACAACGTATCAGCTATGATGGACGCCTATGTTGCGTTCAAAGCGAACAAGGAGGCGTTCGAATGACGTGCCAAACAACGAACGCAAAGGAGGTGATTCATGTCCATAACTAGTCGAATTAAAAGAATGTGGAACGCCTTCAACTCTCCAGATGCACTTGAGTCGCAAGTGGCTTATAGTGGTGGAACCATGTCAAGTGTTCGACCAGACAAAACTCGGTTGCGATATTCCAACGAACGCTCAATTATTGCTTCTGTCTACACTCGTCTTAGTATGGATGTTGCCGCTGTTGGGCTTCGTCATATTAAGCTCGACGATCAAGGAAGATATGCAGAAGATATTGATAGTGGTCTGAACACTTGTCTTCTCTTTGACCCAAACCCAGATCAAGGACCACGTGCCTTTAGACAAGATATTGCGATGACACTCTTTGATAAGGGTGTTGCCGCAATTGTTCCTGTTGATACAACGGTTAATCCAGCATTTGAACAGCCGTATGATATTCATACGCTTCGTGTTGGAAACATTTGCCAGTGGTATCCTCGACATGTTCGAGTGGATCTTTACAACATTGACAAAGGGCAAAGACAAGAAGTTGTTCTCGAGAAGCGCAATGTCGCCATTGTTGAGAATCCTCTCTATCAGGTGATGAATGAGCCGAACTCGACTCTTCAGCGGTTGATTCGAAAGCTCAATCTTTTGGACGCCGTAGATGAGCAATCTAGCTCTGGGAAGCTGGACATTATCATTCAACTTCCCTATGTCATCAAGTCAGAAGCACGTCGTTTGCAGGCAGAGCAGCGACGAACAGACATCGAGTTTCAGTTAAAGGGTAGTCAGTATGGAATTGCCTATACTGATGCTACTGAGAAGATCACACAGTTGAACCGTCCTGCAGAGAACAACCTTCTCAAACAGGTCGAATATCTAACAGCCATGTTGTATGGCCAACTTGGTCTTACTGAAGACATCATGAATGGGACTGCTGATGAAAAGACGATGCGTGCCTACTTCCAACGAACTATTGCTCCGATTCTCGAGGCCATCATTGAAGCGATGCAGAGATCACTTCTCGGACAAGCTCGAGTTGACAAGAACGAACGTATCTATTACTTCCAAAATCCGTTCGCTCTTGTTCCGATGGAACAGATGGCTGAAATCGCTGACAAGTTTACTCGTAACGAGATTCTTTCAGCGAATGAGATCAGATCCTTCATGGGCTTGAAGCCGTCGAAGGACCCGAAGGCTGATCAGTTGATCAACAGCAATATGCCACAGCCTGAAGGCGCTGTCGTTGCCACACCATCCGGTCCAACAATTGATGAATTGGATAGTGTAATGAATGAAGTCTTTAATGGCCTTACCGCTGATCTTGATGCAATGGCGGGAGGTACTTAATGGTCGATACTCAAGCTATTATTGATAAAATTCTCCTACATGCTGAGACGAGATATGATCCTGTAAAAGCTCATCAATATTATGAAAGAACCAAAGAGCTTAAAGGCCGTCGACTTGAATCTGGACTCAAATCTGATAAACAGAGAGAAGGTTTGCAGTTCGTTAAGTCGGAAGTAATGAAAGAGAAAACCGCAGCACTTGATAAAGCCAGGACTGACAAGACCGTTGCGATCGCCCAACTACGCACCACTGCCGAACAGCGCAGGGAGGTTATCCGAGAGAAGATTCGGAACATCATGAAGACTCTAACCAATAGGGCAGAGGGTACTCGTGACAAACTCTCAGATAGCGTTCAGGCCCAGATTGATAAGTTACCCCCGATTCCTAAGGGAGTAAGTAAAGAAAAAGCCGCCGAGTTAGCAGCGGACCGTCGCAATAAGATTGCCAAGATCAGAGGCGACGCCCGGGCTGAAAGGCAGAAGCTGAGTGGTGATACCAAGACCGCTCGAGTTAAAACAAGAGTATCGGGTGCTCAATCTCGAGAACAAGTCAAGGCTTCACTCACTGCCAGCATCGAAAAGGCCAGAACTAATTACATTACTGCCAAAGAATCGATCAAGGCCAAGTATGAAGGTGAACTCGACACCGAATTCAACAACATCAAGAACAACGTTCGGTAAAGGAAAGGAACAATCAAAATGGAATGCGATTTTAGTGGATGGGCGACCAAGGCGGGGCTCAAGTGCTCCGATGGTCGAACCATCATGTCCGGAGCTTTCCGTCATCAGGACCAGTTGAAGGTCCCGTTGGTGTGGCAGCACGGTCACAACGATCCCGAGAATGTTCTCGGTCATGCGATCCTGGAAGACCGTGGAGAAGATGGCGTTTATGCCTATGGGTTCTTCAACAAGTCGGCCAAGGCAGAGCATGCTCATGGACTTCTCGAACACGGCGACATCAATCAGATGTCAATCTGGGCAAACCAACTCGTCGAGAGAGCTTCAAAGGTTCTTCATGGTGTTATCCGTGAAGTCAGTCTGGTTCTTGCCGGCGCAAATCCTGGGGCTCTTGTCGAGAACGTCACGATCCGTCATGGTGATGGTGGAGAGACGCAACTTGATGACGAGGTCATCATCTATACAGGTCTCTT